AAATGAACAGAACAATAGCAAAATTAACTTTTTGCAACACATGCAATAAAGCGCATTATGTGGGAGCAGTCGAATACCACAATTACTGGTGCGCTCAACACAATTCAGGCATTGACTGTATGCATTTTGAAGGGGCAGTTTTTTGCGAGTGTGATTCAGAATGAACTCACTAACAATTCTTACAGTTATCGGCATGGGTTTAGCAATGTATTTCGCATTTAGAATGGGTCAGGAATGCGGTTACGATCAAGGGATGGTCGATGGTCGCAAGGCTGTTCGTAAGTATTATGAGCAGGTGGGTCGATGAATGCTAAAGACCTACTTACAGAGGCAAGAGCCGCTATTGAAGACAGAGGCTTGGACTATGGGCATCCATCGGACAACATGGCAAGAACAGCAAGACTATGGCAAGCCTATTTGGAGATCCCGATTGAAGATTACCAAGTTGCAGGTTGTATGGTCTTGGTCAAACTCGCTCGAAGCATGGAAGGTTCAAAAGATGATAATTACATCGACATGCTCGGATACGCAGCAATTTCAGGAATGCTAAGAACTGAGGAGAATGAACTTTATGTTTAATTTAACTGATTATGAAACAGTTTCTATGCTTAATAAATGGTTTCAAGATAATTACCCAATGGGAAGGCAGAACATTGTTATCACTTACCACGATGTTGAAAAAGGCTTTATTACTTGCAAGGCTGAGATTTGGCGCGATGCTAATGATCCTTACCCTGCGGTTACTAATATCGCTCATGGATCTAGGGATTTATATAACGCAAATCTCCGTAGGTTTTACGCAGAGGATATTGCTACGTCAAGTCTTGGCAGAGCAATCACGCTCCTTAAAGGCGGACAAACTGCTACAAGAGACGATATGGAAAAGGTAGATGCAAATAAATCATTTGATAAGCGTTTACAGGAAAAGATAACAATTCCAGATGTTAGCGATGATTTATGGACAACTAAAACAGTAGAGTTGCCAAAAACATCTGCTGAAGCGGTTGAATTAGTAAAAGACATTATTGGCGCACAAACAGATAAAGATGTTCCGCGCTGCCCACATGGGCAAATGGACTGGCGTACAGGAAATTCTAAAGGTAAGGCGTGGGGTCATTTTAAATGCCCAGCCGCTACAACTGGAGAGATGGATCGCTGCGCTAAAGGTGAAGACATTATCTGGTATGAAATAAAGCCTAATGGCTCATGGGGAAAGCAAAAGGATAGATAATGAACAAAAGACAAGAAACATTAGATCAGGTCTATAAAATCATTGAAAATCATCCATTTAATTTGCCGCCATATTGGGATTCTTGGATGGCTTCACAAATCTTTAAAGCGGTTTATGAAGACAGGCAACATTGGATTGAAATGCTGCAAGGCATGATTGAAGAAAAGAATGATAATCATGTCTGAAATGTTTATGTTCCTTGAAGATGGAACTACACAAGTCATTACAGCAGAAGGCAATTTAGAAGATATTGTTATATATTGCCAGATGTGCAACGAACCAATAGCCATTACTACCAAACTAGGTTGCGATGATGTGTTTCTGCAATGTCTTAAATGCCATGCAGTAACCAATAAACATGGCTAGTCAATCAAGAAAATACAGAGGTTTCGCGACCGAGCGAATCGTTGCATCATATTTGCAGCAATGGTGGGAATTCGCATCCGTTGGTCGCGGAAAAGGCAAGGATATTCTGAACGTACCTAATCTCGACATAGAGGTAAAGGCTCGATCAGGTTTCATGCCGAAGCAGGTTCTCGCGCAGATAAAAGCACGTACAGACCTTTCTGGGGAGTTAGGTTTTGCGGTACTGCGTTTAAACGGACAAGGAGAAGATGCGCGTGACTATGCCGCTATCATCCGTTTCGAGGATCTGGTTACTTTATTAGTTAAGTGCGGATACCCATTATTTAAGCAAAATGTGAGAGAATTAGACATTACACGCTGTAATAAATGCGGCGGATGGATATTTCAAGATATGGACTGCGCTACATGCAACTTACCTGTTTAAAGGTTAATTAAATGCCAATATATGAATTCGAATGCGATGGCTGCGATGCCAATGTTCGATTCGATAAGGAGTTTAAGATTAATGAACCACACGAACTTGAATGCCCAGTATGCCAAAATAGTATGCGTAAAGTTTATCAAGCAGTACCAACAATTTTTAAAGCAAAAGGTTTCTATTCAACAGGCGGATAAGCGACTCGCCGAGACACGCCCAAGATTTACGCTGTTGCTTTACAGCATTGGTACACTTACAGGGCTAGAGCAGCCTAACTGCTCAGAGCGAACCGCTAAGCGGTTAGTTCGCTCGGTAGCAATCGTTATGGGGATATCTCTATTCTTGCCTATGGCTAGTGCTGTACCTGCGACAATAGATCCTAAACAATCAGCAAAAGCATTTGCTAAATCACAGATATCTTCTAAAGAACAATATGTATGCTTATTAAGACTTTATGGAAAAGAATCAGCATGGAATTACAAAGCACGTAACGGATCTCATTACGGAATACCACAAGGTAAGAGCCTGTATCTAAAGACTGCAAGCGCACAAGAGCAGGTAACTTGGGGATTGAATTACATAAATCACAGATATGAAGGCAAGCCATGTAACGCTTGGAAGCATTGGCAAGAAAAGAACTGGCATTGAGTAGCCTTAAAGATAATGGATCGACATCTAAGTGGAGAAGGCTAAGAGCCGAAGTCTTACGAAGAGATCAAGAGACATGCCAAATGTGTGGACAACATGCAACCCACGTAGATCACATCATCCCAAGAAGATTGATTAGTGGTAATCTTGCAGACAGTATGGAAAATTTACAATCATTGTGCAAAACGTGTAATTTGCGTAAAGGGGGGCGGTTTTTTGCCAGCCCAAGAACACCCCAGACTCTCCCTGTTTCTTTTACCCCCAAAAATGACTCGATAAGACACTATCAAGATGAATCAGACTAGATATGCCTGAATCAGATGCAATACGCTTAGATAGCCTTACAGACGGAATTAAAGGCATCACAGAACCAAGAATACGCACTAAAAGTCTAGATCTTCCATCTAAAGGCGCTCAGTTCATAGAATTCTGCAAGCGGATCGATTATCCGTTGCTACATTGGCAGGAATTGCTCGCACATGAGGTTTTAAAATACAAAGAGGATGGGCGCTGGGCTGCATCTGAAGTTGGAATCGTTTTAAGCAGGCAGCAAGGTAAGTCTACGTTTATGTCGCTGCTCATTCTTTTCAAGATGTACGAACTAGGCGAAAAGTTACAAGTGGCTACGGCTCACAAATTAACCACGTCTTCTGAAATCTTTTACAAGATAGATCAAATTATCCAGAACACGCCAGAACTCTTGGCTCGGTTTAGTAAAAAGTTTGAATCTAAAGGATCTCAGGAGATTAGGTTAAAGTCTGGAGAGCGTTATCTGGTTCGCGCCAATAACTCGGCGGCTCGCGGTATTGCTTCAGTCGATACTATCTTCATGGATGAAGTGCGTGAATATCAATCTATGGATGTTTGGTCTTCGATGAGATATACCCAGATGAGTTCTAAGAATCCAATGACTATTGTTCTCAGTAACGCAGGAGACCAACACAGCATTGTGTTAAATAAATTACGCGAAAGGGCTGTTGCTGCAATCGCTGGAAGTATTGATCAAATTGCTTGGTTTGAATGGTCTGCTCCCCCAGAAACCCCAGTAGATGATTCCCCAGAGTTTTGGGAAGGCGCAAGGCAAGCAAACCCATCATTAGGTTACACAGTTCACCCAGATAACCTGCGTGCAGTCTTAAATGATGATGAATCTATTATTAGAACAGAAGTTTTATGCCAATGGGTATCGGTGGTTAATCCTGCAATTAATCCAAGCAACTGGGAAGCATGTGCGCAGCCGCAGGCTAAGTTAGATCGTGAAGCAACTACATGGATGGCAATAGATTTAAGCCCAAATCGCCAAGAGGGAGCGTTAATAGCAGCCCAGCAAAAGGGAGAACAGTTTATTGTGGTTCTTCTGGCAACTTTTAGCAATCCTGTAAATTTAGATGATAAACACATGGCTAATGAAGTTGCTGATTGGGTTCGCAAGTATCCAACAGAAACAGTCGCGTATTCAAAGCAAACGGCTGGAGCAGTTGCGGCACGTTTAGCGCCAGCAGGTATCCAGACTTATCCGATCGATGGCGCTTTATATGGACAAGCCTGCGATGAAATGTTATCTGCAATTACTTCTGGAAGATTGATCCATACGCAGCAGCAAGAATTATCTAATCAAGCATTAAGCGCTGTAAAACTGCCATTTAAAGATGGTGGCTGGTATTTGGGAAGAAAAGCAAGCAACGCGACAATTTGCGCGACAGTTGCAATGGCAATGGTTAGCCATTTTGCGACACGTCCAGAAACAGAAGTAGATATCGTTATAGGATAAATCGGACATAGTGTATAATTTGCACTAATGGGAATCTTAGATTTATTTACAACCAAAACGCCAGAAATCGGACAACAAGTCGATGTGGCTGCTTCTCTTGCGCCATTCGAAGTTAGTTCATTATTAGCGGCATACGATTCTGGAACATTTGTTACTGCTGCACAGGCTTTAACTGTTCCAAGCGTTGCACGCGCTCGCGGAATCATTACATCTACGATTGGCACATTGCCTAAAGAAGTTTATATCAAATCAAATGGACAGCATGTCGATGCTAATCGTTGCATTAACCAACCAGATCGCCGCGTTGCTGGTTCAGTAGTTTATTCATTCTTAGCATTTGATATTTGGTATTACGGCGTGGGTTATGGCGTTGTAAATGAACTTTATGCAGATGGTCGAATCCAAGATTGGACACGCGTTCCATTTGAATGGGTTTCTCCACAATACAATACAACTTTAACTGAAATTATTGGTTATACAATTAATGGAAAGCCTGCGCCACTATCAGGTGTGGGAAGTGTAATCGCATTTCAAGGACTCGATGAAGGTTTTGGATCTAGAGCAGGTCGCACAGTAAACGCTGCTGTTTGGTTAGAAAAAGCGGCTCTGAATTATGCTAAGAATCCAGTTCCAGCAACAGTATTAAAATCTAATGGCACAAACTTAACAGCAGAGCGCATTCGCTCGCTTATTAATAGTTGGTCGAAGTCTCGCCAAGATAACTCAACAGCATTTTTAAACGCAGATGTTAATCTAGAAGTGCTTGGCTTCGATCCAGCATCATTACAGTTAGCGGAAAGCCGCCAGTACGTTGCATTAGAGATTGCACGCCACGCTGGTATCCCTGCTTATTTCCTAAGCGCTGAAACCACATCTATGACTTACTCAAACGCATTATCTGAGCGTAAAGGTCTTTTAGATTTCTCATTACGTCCAATCTTAACTGCCATTGAACAGCGTTTATCTTTTGCGGATTTTGTGCCAGCAGGACAGGTAGTACGTTTTAGTTTAGACGATTTCTTGCGCGGTTCTGCATTAGAGCGTGCGCAAGTTTACGAAATTCTCAACAGAATCGGCGCAATGTCGGTTGCTCAGATCCAAGAGGAAGAAGACCTAATCAATAATGGAAATTAATTTCTCATCTAATGTATTTGCAGCCGATGCAGGCAAGCGCGAGATTTCAGGTCGCATTGTTGCGTGGGGCGAAAAGGGTTACACAAGCGCAGGAGAAACAATTTTTGCTCCTAACTCATTAACATTTAATAAGAAGACCAAATTGCTTTTAGAGCATGATCGTACAAGACCGATAGGGTTTCTAAAAAGCCACGAAATAACTGCAACAGATGTGCAGGCTACGTTTGGTCTTGCTAAAACTTTTTCTGCGGATGATGCCATTGAAGAGGCAAGCACAGGACTAAGAGACGGATTTTCAGTTGGAGTTAAAGTAAACGCATGGGATAACCAAGATGGCGTAATGGTTATTAAATCGGCTACTGTGCATGAGGTCTCATTAGTCACAGATCCAGCCATCGAATCGGCTCGCGTTGAACGCGTAGCAGCGAGCGAAAATGCTCCAGAAGAAATTTCTGCGCCACAAGTGCAGGATGAAACCAAAACCCAACCAGAAGGAGAAGACCTAGTGTCCGAAACCATTTCAGAGGTAGCGACAGCCGAAGTGGTTGAAGCCGCCAAGTCAGAACCAACAGTTACAGCAAACGCTCCTGTTGCTTACACATCTCCACGCGTTGATCTCAACGTTACAGCAGGACAAGTTGCTAAGGCTCAACTCGCAGCATCACGCGGCGATGCAGATGCACGCGATCTTCTTGCTGCACTACAAGTTGCAACTGTTGCAGAAAATACAGGAACAGTTCCACCTAACTATCTTCGTGATCTAATCGGTGTTATCGATTCTTCACGTCCGTTTATTTCAAGCATTGAAACTGCTGCAATTCCTGCTACTGGGATGAAAATCTTTACTCCAAAATTAGGCGCTCAGGCAACTGTGGCTCTTACTGCTGAGGGTGCAGAATTTTCTTCAACAGATACAGCAGTAACTTTCCAAGAAGACAATGTAGTTAAGTTCGCAGGCGCTGGTCGCTTGGATGTAGAACTCGTTGATCGCTCTGATCCAAGTTTCCTAGATTTGTATCTACGTGAACTTGCTGCATCATACGCACAGAAGACAGATGCTTATGCTGCAAACATTGCTGCACAGAATTCTGCTGCTTCAACAGGTTCAACAATCTATAAGTCAATCGCAGATGGTATTGCTGATTCATTTGGCGTAATGCGCATGACTCCTAATCGTCTTCTAGTCGCAGCAGGCGGCGGAGTTAATGATATTGACTTCTCTGGTTTGCTCGGTGCAGTTGATACAACAGGTCGCCCAATTTTTGCGGCGGCTGCTCCGATGAACGCTAACGGCTTAATTTCACAAGGTTCAACAGCAGGAACTGTTGCTGGACTTTCATTAGTAGTAGATCCAAACTACACAGGTAACGATGCAGGCGCTAAGTACGCTCTAGTTTACCCATCCAACGCAATGCGATTCCACGAAAGCGGAACGCTTCAACTGCGTACAGCAGTAGTTGCTAATGGACAACTTGATATCGGAATCTACGGATACTGCGCAGTAGTTAATCGCTACCCAACAGCATTCCGTTACCTATCAGTAGCGTAATCAACTAATCATGGGGGGGCGGTTGCTCCCGATCGCTCCCCCAGTCGTAGAAAGGACTAGACATGCCAACAATTATTACAGCATCTGAATTACGCGCTGTTCTTGGCGTGTCTAGTTCCTTATACAGCGATGCGGTTCTAAATGACTGCATAGATGCCGCTGAAATTGTAATTTTGCCTATGCTTACAACATTTAGCGTACCAATTCAATCAGTCGCTTTAACAGATAACATTGCAGTATTTGAAACAACATTGCCACATGAATTTACACAGGGATCTAGCGTTGTAATTGCAGGATGCGGAACTCCATTTAACGGAACGCGCACAGTAAACGCAGAACCAACAGAATTTGCATTTACATGCAACATTACTAATGCAAATGTATTATTTAGAAACATTATTCCAGCAGGCACAGCAACCCTTACAGGCGCATCTACTTATGTAGGAAACTCAGCAGTAGAGCAAGCAACATTGGCTGTATCCGTTGAAGTCTTTACATCTCGCAACCAAGCAGGCGGACAAATGGAAGGCGTGGATTTTTCAAACGTCAGCCCATATCGTTTAGGTAGATCACTTTTCAATAGAGTGTCTGGGTTGCTTGGTAGTTACATTGATGTAGAAAGCATTGCTCAATAGTGCCAGCATCAACAATTTTAAGTTCAGTTCGCACGCCATTATCGGCTGCGCTTAGCACAGTTGCAGCAAATGTTTACGCATTTGTACCAGAGACTCCAAGCGTTCCGTTTTGCGTAAACGTTCCAGATTCTCCATATCTTGAATTAGAAACTATTAATAAATCAACGCTTCATACAAAGATTAATCTAGTGATTTCATGCGGCGTTGCCTATAACAATAACGCTGCTTCATTAGATAACTTGGAGCAGTTAGTAATGAGCGTTCTAGCGGTAATCCCAGTTGGATATACCATTGGATCAGTAGAAAAACCAACAGTTACTCAGGTCGGTGCATCGAATGTTTTAGTTGCCGATATCAGAGTTTCCACTTACTACACACAAACAAACTAAGGATAAATAATGGCAACCACAGTAATCACAGGTCGCGATATTTCTCTATCTTTCACAGGTGGAACAGATATCGAAGCACAAGCGACTTCAGCAGTTCTAACAAAGACAGTAGTTCGCGAGACATACCAAACATTAGACGGCGAAGCCTATAAAGTTGTAAATCTAGAAGGTTCTTTTGCTCTTTCAATGCTAGCAGACTGGGGTAAAACTAATTCAGTATGTGAAGCAATTTGGACTGCACTAGACACAAATTCAAACGCAGAAGTTTCAGTAACTCTTACAACAGCAACAGGTGCAGTATTTATCTTTCCTGTATTGCTAGACTATCCAACAGCAGGTGGCGCAGGAACAGATGCGCAGACTGTTGATTTCGTTTGGAAAGTAGCACGCGGAGAAGTTGCAGAAACTTTCTCATAAAAACTAACTAAGGGAGCAAAAAATGAAACTACCAATCCTAATCGAATTCAATTCAGGCGAGAAAGAGACGTTTACGGCTCAGCCGCCAGAGTGGGCTAAATGGGAAAAGGCAGTATCAAAGACGATAAGTCAGGCGCAAGACTCCATAGGAATATGGGATCTAATGTTTTTGGCTTATTACGCAATGAAGCGTGAAGCAGGCGGAAAACCTGTTAAAAGTTTTGAAGTCTGGATGGAAAACGTAGCGGAAGTTACTGTTGGAGACACAGATAGCCCAAAAGCCACGAAGTCGGATCAATAAACCGAATCTTAATATCGTTAGCAATAGCGACAGGGATTCCGATGAAAGAATGGCAGACGGCAGAAGATGTTTTAACGGCGTTTGAAATACTGAAAGAGAGGAACGGCAATGGCTGAAAGTGGTCTAGATAAAGCCGAACTCTCGGCGGTATTTAAAGCGTTTAAGAACATGGATGAAGCGGCAACAGAAGAAGCCAAACGCCAGTCTGCTGCTATATCCGATTATGTACGTTTAAAAGTGATCGACTCAGCGCACAGTCTGAATTCTAGGGCTGTGGCTGGTCGCATCGCTGAAGGTTCAAAGGTTAAGAAATCTTCTAAAATCGGTGAGATAACCTACGGATTTGCATCTCAAAAGTTTTCAGGTGGAGCAACCACTAAAACTCTCTGGGGTGGCTCAGAATTTGGATCTAATAAATTTAAGCAATTTCCAATTTGGTCTGGGCGTGAAGGTCGCGGCTCTCGCGGTTATTTTATTTATCCAACCTTGCGTAAAGAGCAACCAGAAATCCTTACACGCTGGACTGGCGCATTCAATAACATCTTGAAAGAGTGGGGATAATGGCAACAGGTACTAGAGCATTAACCCTTAAACTCATTGCAGATATTGATGCGTTTACTAAGAACCTTGATAAAGGCGCAAAAGATGTAGATGATTTTGGCGATAAGTTATCTAAATTTGGCGGCGTTGCAGCAAAAGCATTTGCAGTTGCAGCAGCCGCAGCAGCCGCCTATGCAGTCAAAATTGGCGTAGATGGCGTTAAAGCAGCAATAGAAGATGAAGCAGCACAAGCCAAATTAGCGACTACTTTAAAGAATGCTACTGGCGCAACAGATGCCCAAATTGCTGCTACTGAAAAGTATTTATCTACCCTTGCAATCCAGACTGCTAAATCCGATGGAGAACTTCGTCCTGCCCTAGAGCGCTTGGCTCTCTCGACTAACTCAGTCAAAGAAGCGCAGGATCTATTAGAAGTTTCTACAAGAGTATCGGTAAATAGCGGAGTTGAATTACAGACTGTTGCTAATGCTATTGCTAAGGCTCAGGATGGTAATACTACTTCTCTTGCTAAGTTAGGCATTGGCTTATCAGCCGCAGAAATTAAAGGTAAGTCATTTGCTGAAATCCTAGCAATGATTAATAAGATTTATCCAGACTTAGGCGCAAATGCGGATACTCTGGCATTTAAGATGGAACAGATGCGCATCGGCTTCGATGAAGCAAAAGAAACCATTGGTTTTGCATTATTGCCTATTATGGAAAGTTTAATAACATTTATCAACGAACAGGCATTGCCTGCATTTAACGCATTTATTGCTGGTTTAACTGGCAATGATGGCGCAGTAGATGGCTTAGATGCCACAGGCGTAGCAGCCTATGATCTTGGATTTACCATTAGATCTCTTGCCAAGAGCGTTGGACAATTAGCCGCAGTCTTTTCAACAGATGGAAAATCAAGCCTAGATGGATTTGTTACGGCTTTAAATTTTGTGGCTCAAACTGCCACAGTAGTAGTAACCATTATTAAAGAGTTAATCAGTTTTATCGTTGAAATGGCTAACCAAGTTATCTCATTCCTAAACCTATTTGGCGCTGGGATTAGCAAGATTAAGAGCATTCAGGGAACTGCATTTGCTTCTGCATGGGGTAGCCCGATTGGGGGAAGCACAGCAACAGGCGCAATGGGTAATTACTCAATGTCCACAGGTCAGGTTTTAAGCGGTATTGGCGGATCTACTATTGGCGGAATTCTTGGCGGTGGCGGTGGTACTGGCGGCGGTACAACAGGCGCAGGAACTTCTAGATCTAGCCAAATAGCAGCATTAAATAAATTGCAAGACGATGCAGCAAAATTACAAGATTTGTTAGATCAAGCAACAGGTTCAGGCGCTTATGATCCTGCAACAATGGCACGTGCAGCAGCATTGCAAAACTTAAAAACAAATGAAGCAAGATTTAACATTACAGTAAACGGCGCAATCGATGCAGAATCTACTGCTCGCCAAATTGTAAGCATTCTTAATGACTCAACTGCTCGCGGAACATTGGGCGCAGGTGCGTTTGATCGATGAGCAACTGGACTCCAGACTGGTCTTTATCCATTGATGGCGGTGCTTACGAAACTGTAACGCTAGCAAACCTTATAATTACTTCTGGGCGCACAGATATCTACCAGCAACCAGTAGCAGGATATTGCACAGTCGAAATCATTAATACAGACCAGAGCGCGATAGCAATCGATATTAACGATTCTTTTGCATTACAGGTTAAAGACTCTACTGGAACTTTAAAGCCTGTATTTGGCGGTTATGTAACAGATATTAACCAAAGTGTACGCACAGCAGGATCTAGCGCAATCGTACAAAGTTTTAGTGTTACGGCTCTAGGCGCTCTTTCAAAACTGCCTAAAATCCTTACAGAAGGCGTATTAAGTAAAGCGTTTGATGGAACACAAATTTATACAGTTCTAAGCCAAATCCTATTTAACACATGGGCGGAAGTTCCAGCCGCTACAACATGGGCAACCTATACAGCCACCGAAACTTGGGCTAATGCTCAAAATACTGGCTTAGGTGAAATTGATCAAGTTGGAGATTATGAACTAGCAGCACGATCTAGCAGCGTTACGGATGTTTATTCATTGGTATCTGCTCTGGCAACTTCTGGCGCTGGATATCTATACGAAGATGCACAGGGGCGTATCTCATACGCTGATAGCACGCATCGCGGCGAATACCTAGCCACAAATGGATATAGGGAATTAACTGGCAATCATGCTCTAGGAAAAGGAATTTCAACATCTCGCCGCATTGGAGATATTCGCAATAAGGTAACAATTACATATAAAAACGGCGCTCAACAAACAGCCGAAAATTTGGCAAGCCAAGCCTTATATGGAACTCAGGCACAAAATATAACTACAAGCATTGAAAATGGCGCAGATGCAACTGCTCAGGCTAACTTCTATCTAGCCTTGCGTGCCTATCCCCAGAGCCTATTTAAATCGATTACTTTTGAACTAACTAACTCAGAGATAGACGATTCAGATCGCGATGCTCTTCTTGGCGTATTTATGGGTCTGCCATTAGATATTACAAACCTGCCTGCAAACATGACTGGCGGCAGATTTCAAGGCTTCGTAGAGGGCTGGACTTTTAGCGCTGGATTTAACAAACTGCAAATAACTTTAAACGTCTCACCTATTGCATTCAGTTTGCAAGCGTTTAAATGGACAAATGTTCCAATCGGTGAAACATGGAATACAATTAACCCATTATTAGACTGGACTAACGCTACAATAGTAGCCTAAAAAGGAGAAGGAATGCCAACAACAACTAACTACGGCTGGACTACCCCAGCCGATACCGATCTGGTAAAGGATGGCGCTGCGGCAATCCGTACTCTTGGATCATCTATTGATACAACCCTTAAAACTCAAATCGATGCACAGATTCCCGATGCGTTGCTTACAACTAAAGGCGATATTATTGCTGCAAGTGCGGCATCTACTCCTGCTCGTTTAGCGGTGGGAACAGATACATTTGTTTTAACTGCCGATAGCACCCAATCAACAGGAGTTAAATGGGCTGCTGCTTCAGCAGGTGGCGCAAATTGGTCGCTTTTAAACGCAGGTGGTACTGCATTAACGGGCGCAACTACTGTAACAGTTTCAGGAATTAGCGGAAAAGATAAAATCATGGTTCTTGTTTCTGCTGCTTCTTCAGTAACTGCGGCTTCTTCAATTTCTTTACGTTTAAATACAGATACAGGTGCAAATTATGCAACTGTTGGCATGAGCATTTCCATGCCAAGCACTTATTCAGAAGATCAAATTGCGCGTTATTCAGATTTAGCAAATACTTTAATTCCGTTAGGTCGCATGGCTACATCTTATGCCGATAATGGAACTAGCGCCTATGTGTTGTTAAGTGGTTGTAACGCATCAGGATTGAAAATATACAATTCCGTTGGTATGAATAACAGACCATCAGGAGCAAATCCAGGCGGTTTCACTCTTGGTGGCTATTATAATAGTGCTTCAACAATTTCAAGCGTTTCAGTTTTTTCTTCAACTGGAAATTTTGATGCTGGAACAATTTATGTCTATACAAGCGCGTGAGGATAATACAATGAAAATAAGAGAAAAAGAATTTAACGTAATTACTGGCGAAGAAATAATCACAGAGCGCGATGAAACAAAAGAAGAAACAAAAGCGCGTTTAGATAACGAAAAAGCCGCTAAGGCTTATGCCGAAGCACAAATAAAAGCAGAAGCAGACAAGGCTGCAATTTTGGCTCGACTCGGTTTAACTGAGGATGAACTTAAAACTATTCTCGGATAATGAAGCCAATACTATGCAAGGCTGGGCAACAGTTAAGACTTCAAATCGATGACTGTTATCCAAGTAGACTTCGTGATTCCGATGGCTGGGTTGCGGATCTTCGACACATGCGTGAAGGTAAGTCTGATCACATCCCAGATGGCGATGCGACAGTTTTTGCCATCGACATTGATAGAGATTTGGCAGGAAAAGCGAAACCAGACCTTATGCCAGATCTTGCGGATCAGATACGTATATGTGCCAAGCGTGGTGATAAAAGAATTAAGTACGTTATCTTCAATTCTAAAATTTGCTCACCCATCCTTAATTGGAAGTGGAGAGCGTATAAGGGAGCAAACCCACACACGAAGCACGCGCATGTCTCATTTACTGCAAAAGGTAAAGATGATGGTTCGTTCTTTAATATCCCAATGTTAGGCGGAACTCTATGAAGAAGTACCTAAGCACTAAGCAAATTGCAGCGATTAAATCTTATCTTCGTGCAATCTTGGCATCTGCTATCACAATGGGCATTGCTCTACTCACAAACATGAAGCCAGAGTACGCAGTTCTTATTGGCGCTCTTGCCGCACCTTTAGCCAAATGGGCAGATAAGAACGAAGGTGAATTTGGCATCGGATCTGATTTATGACTCTTCAGGATGTTGGAATCGCAGTAACGATAGCCGCGAGTCTTCTGGGTGGGATTATCACAATAATCAGATTCTTAGTGAAACATTATCTTGCTGAGTTACGCCCAAATGGCGGATCTTCAATAAAAGACCAAGTAAATCGTTTGGAGACACGCGTAGATAAAATCTACGATTTGCTAATGGAGAGGTCATAATTTACTTATGGCAAGAAAAGCGACTAAGGCATTAGAAGATCAAGGTTATTCAAAACTTGATGCTTACTGCATTGGGTTACACGAATTCTATAAGTCGCTAAAAAGGGCTGGGTTTCCAGACTCTATCTGCATGAGCATGATTATGGAAAAATCTGCTTATCCCGATTGGCTCTTGCCTAACACAATAAACCCAAACATACCTGAGCCTGATTGGTATGAAGACGATGAAGAGGATTAATGGTTAAATCAAAATCTCGAATTCTAGTAATTTCAGATTTACAGATTCCCTACCATCACGAAGCAGCAGTAAAGAATTTAATTAAGTTAGTCAATCGCGAAAAGTTTGATCTAGTATTAAATACTGGCGATGAACTAGATATGCAGGCTCAGTCAAAATGGGCAAAAGGCACAGGTTTAGAATGGGAAGGGCAGTTAGATGCTGATCGAACTACTGCGCAGAACATTCTCTGGGATTTACGTACAACAGACATTACGCGCTCTAACCATACTGATCGGCTCTACCACACACTCCTAAGAGGAGCGCCAAGCCTAATCGGATTGCCAGAGTTGGAATATCCAGCATTTATGGACTTTAAGTCTCTTGGCATTCGCTTTCATAAAAAGCCATTTGAATTCCATCCTAACTGGGTATTAGTTCATGGCGATGAAGGATCTATGAATTCTAACGCTGGTCTAACTGCTCTGGGATTAGCCAAGAAATTTGGTAAATCGGTAGTTTGCGGACACACCCATAGAGCAGGCATTAGTGCCTATTCAGAGGGCATAGGCGGTTCATACAGGACTTTATGGGGCGTTGAAGCAGGTAATGTTATGGACAAGCGTAAAGCATCTTATTTAAAGGCTGGGGCGGCTAATTGGCAGATGAGCGTGGCTATCCTAGAAACCTATGGAAAGAACTTATCGCCGATGCTTATACCAATAAACAAAGATGGATCTTTTACTGTTTACGGCAAGACTTACGGCTAAGTAAAGGCTAAGGATTCTTAGGTAAAGGCTAAGCATGGATACTCTCATAACGGACATTTCGCCCATCTATCGATCAGTAGACGATGCAGTAGATGAAGCAGAATCGTTACCAAATCGTTATCAAAATAGCCTAGTAATTTAGATTGATTGTGCCATGCTTGATCCATGAAGCCGAAGGTATCGGCGGATAGGGAGCAGTAAAATGAACAGAACAATAGCAAAATTAACTTTTTGCAACACATGCAATAAAGCGCATTATGTGGGAGCAGTCGAATACCACAATTACTGGTGCGCTCAACACAATTCAGGCATTGACTGTATGCATC